TCCAACGCTCTACGAAAAACTTTGACACAACACCCAACAGATTTACCACTACCAACTGGCCCCCTAATACCACGGAAAAAAGTTTCGTCCTTCATAAAGGACTTTAGCACTTCACCATCAGGCTTGTACTTAAAATCAATCATCGCAGACCTTTGTCTACCCCACTACGAATCATCTTTTCAGCAGCTTCGGCACCAATGTTTTCAATAACATTGTCTAGCATCTTGTTGGTCACAAAAGACTTGCCATGCTTTTGATCGAAGTACTGAAAGTGAATGTTCTTAACAATGCGGCGTAGCATTGTAAGTTCTTCTTGCTTTAACGTGTTTACAAAACTCATGTTCTGTACTGCCTTACTTTCCGAGCAATCTTTTTCGGTTGAGCCACAAACTGCTTACCTGCCTTCTTACCCTTTCGTTTAGCTCTGGTTGTAGCTGCATATTCAGCATCACTAAGAGCAGCAATAGCCTTGCTAGGAAGGTAACGCTCACCAGTTTCACTAGACTTCTTTCCAGACTTGGTACGCCATTTCTGCTTACCCCAATTAAGTAAAGACTTCTGCGAAGCTTTCATCGATAGCCACCACCACGCTTTTTGTATTCTTTGGCAAGCAGTTGCGCCTTTCTGGCACTCCACTGTCCCGCAGCCGTACCATGCGTAGCTTTAGCCTTTATCTTGCGAAACAAACTTTTACGCATCTCAGGCTTAGTATAGTTGCCAGCCTTATTAACCGTACTCATGGAAACTCCTTAGTCCCCAATTTGTTAGCATTCTTTAACAAAGAAGAAGACATTTTCTTAAAGTCAGCGCGAGCTTTCTTTAGCTCCTTGGACTCAGGCTCCATGTCAGCCAGCCTCAAACCCTGCTTACTAAACAGCTTCAACACGTTTCGTATCTGACCAGCAGCACCTGTACGACTCATGTTCTTAATCTTTTTCTGCGTTGCGCCAGCGCGAGCAGACATTAAACTTGTTGGAGTTCCTGATCCTTTAGGCATTCTTCTTCCCCTTTAAAATCTTTTTTTGCAAAGAAGGGGGTAACGTTTTCTGCTTTGCAGTTAGTAAAGTTTTCTTCTTCTTAGGCGGTCTGCCCACCTTAGAACCGTAAGTTCCCTTTCCCATAGGCATTATGCTCTCTCCTTCTTGGCTTTGTTCCTACGACTGATCGCTCTTGCCTTTGCTTTTGCGTCGGCTTTGCTGCTTGCTCCCCACGCTCTTAGACTTAGAAGAAGCCGTGTTGGTTTTCCGTCGCTGTCCCGCTCTGGACCCCGCATGTTTCCCATCCGAGCTAGAAAGCTTGCCCTTCTCGGATTGTCGCCCGACTTTACTGGGGGTTTTAACGTCCCGCCCTTGTAACTCGCCCGACCCTTTGCGTTCAATCCCCCCTTCGGGTTCTTGCCCTCCTTGCGTGTCCACGCTGGTGTTTTCGCCACGGGAAGCCTCCTTTACCTTACGCCACTTATCAACGATCTTCTGAACATCTACTTTCTGCATATTTCGACCCCTACACTAAAAAATATTTTCAAGCTACACACAAATTGTTTTCAAGGAAAATGCGAGTCGGGGACTACTAGCAACATTCTGGGTAGCAGTTTTTGACCCCCGCCCCCTATCCCAAGTCAATGCTCACCTTGATGTCCCCAGCAACTTGCACCTGCGATCGATCTATCGGCTTGAACCCCGCTCTGTCTAGGATATCCTTGGCGGCTTCCAGCTGAACGTGCTCTGACCTTGCCCCCTGCGCGAGCTGCATAACCCTCGCTGCGGCTAGAGTAGCATTGACTCCAAGGCTCTCTTGAATCCGTTGCATCATATACTGTTGCACATGTGGTTGTTTCAGTGCTTTGTGTGCAGTGACGTATCCAGCTTTGCCCTCGGCGTACCCTGCACGGACTGCGGCTTGGCTTGTGTTCAGCCCTTCTGCTACCATCACATCAACCAATGCTGTCTGCTTTGGGGTTAGTTTTCGTGTTGCTACGTTGTTCATATGTGTCTCCGTTAGCCCCCCTCTCCCTCTCTCCCCCCATTGATAGCACCGTTATAATACCCTTTGTCAACGCACAATTGGGCGTCCGAGCGGGCTGTCGTGAACCAAGCCCCTTCAGGTCTTGGCCCTTGCGGGCTTCCATCCCTGACGCGAGGGGGACATTGCCCTGTCCCCCTGTGACCCCCTATGGCTCGTATAATGAGTAAGAGTTGTGAGTTGTATTTGTTAGGAACGTCGCGTGCCTCGGAGAGACACCCCTGCGTCGCGTCAGTCAGAACCCAGAGTCAACACGGACGTAGTTGCGTATTGACTCTGGAACCATGCCTGAGCGTCTGGTGGCTTACTCACCGAGGCACTTACGCCCCAAACAAATGGCGTGGGTGGTGAGTACTAAATCAAGTAAGTACCCAGAAATGGGTACGTCACGAATGTATGAAAACAAGACTATATAGGAGATATCAAATGTCACGTACAACATTCAACGCAGAGCAAGCGAAAGAACTATCACCCGCAGAGAAAGCACTTGAGGATGCGCACAACGGCAGCGTCAGCGCGATGCAGCTTGCGGCAATGGTTGGTGCGTTCCTAACAGAAACCGACGACACTGGACGCAACACTTTGTGGAGCGAGCAGGGCATGATCCTGAAAGGGATTGCAGATGTTGCATACCGCAAGCTTCACACGCAGCGCACATGGATCAACCGCAACAATCAGGAAGTTGCCCTTGGCGTTCAGGCACAGTATGCCGAAGCGAAAGAACGCACCAACGCGGCAGACAAGCTTGACGATGGCACAGAGATTGCGGGCAAGCATGTAGATGAAGCTTTGGCATACGAGCTTGAGCGTAAACATGCAAAGATCACCCTTGAAGCTTTTATATCTGCGTTTGGTCAGATGTATGAAGCGGTAAGCGGTCGTGAATATATCCCTTGGATGCCGCAAGAGACAAACGTTAGAGCGGAAACGTCAGCCAAGAAAGCGACGAAGCAAGACCGCGAAGCGCGTAAGGCAAAACTAGCCGAAGCACGTAAGTAATAACTAACCAACATAGGAAAAATGAGGGTGGCCTTGGCTGCCCTCAAATTTTTTCGTGGGGCTTCGCCCCACACCCCACAAGGGCTTTGCCCTTGACCCACAAGGGAATGATTCCCTTGACCCCATTACTGTTAATTAAGGAGGTTCCAATGACAGCAGTAAATGATGCACTAGTTGAGGTGTTTCGCCGTATCATCAAGCACGAAATCCAAGATGAGCTTGATGCCAGAGGTAGCAGCAACGATCTAACCGACGATCAAAGAGAGCAGATCAAGTCGGTAGTTCGTGAAGTGTTGGACTATGACGTAAGTTTCGATGTCACGATACACACATAAACCTTGAGCCGCGAGCGGGGTTAGCTCGTGTGTGAGTGTGGGTATTTAGAACGTCTTTTAAATACCCATCAATCTCAATTGTATTGGAATAATACTTGCATCAATGCAAAAAACAATGTACTTATAGTAAATGTTCTATAACTGAGGAGAATAGAATGAGCAACATTCCGTTTGTAAATGTGGTCGAAGAACTAAAGGCTCGTGCGCTTGTGCAGCAGCATCGCATTGCCATCGAACACATCAATGAAAACTTGGCAGAGATAGCACAAGAAGCAAAGAAGGCTCGCCGCCGCAAAAAGAAACATGCCAAGGAATTAGAAATCGCAGAGTCAAGATTAGAGGAGATCAGAAATGCGACTAACAAGACAGCACTATGAGTTCTTTGCTGACGAGATTGCACCCATGTTACCGTGGGCTACTGGCATTCAAGAGTTGGCAGATAAACTTAAGCATACAAACCCACGGTTTGATCGTGAAAAGTTTGTGCGCAGAGCAACCCAGAATTGGGAACAAAGATATCAATCGTCATTAGAGGAGATAAACGATGACATTCCTAGTTGATTATGAAACATACAATCCACCGATTGTTTACAATACTAAAGCGTATCCTGATGTGGATGAAGCTTGGCTGCGTGAAGCATGTGGATTTGTGCAGCTATGGATTCAACAGTTCAATGTGTTCATTGGCACTGGATCATTAGTGGATTGGCTTCAAGATCAGTATGGCTTTTGTGACTTGCGCAGCAGGGCAAGTGACAAAGCAGTCATTACTGATGAAGGGATCAAGCAGTATCCAGAAGACCCAGACATGCATCCATATGCAAGCATCGAAACAAAGCTTGGGACTGCATACATTTATCCGTATGGTTTTGTTGCAATCCCCCAAGGTTTAGAGCGTAAGCATTTAGTAGTGAGGATGGATTGATGTTAAAAGCATGTCCTGAATGTGACGGTAACGGTTACGTTATCAGGTGGCGACCAGAGCCGTGGGTGTTGAGAGACACCCCGCCTAGCACAGAAGAATATCAAGATGATTGTACCAACTGTGGTGGGTACGGAGAGATCGAAATCGATCCTGATCTTGACTTACTAGACTAGGTGTTGCACGAATGCAGTATGTTAAAGAGTTACTTTAATCAACTGCAAGAGATGGCAGCAGATGTAGATGTTCCCCTGCTTAAGATATTTGTTCGAGCAGGGGTGCCACCGTCAACTTACTATCGAACTGTTCAAGGCAAGACCGCGATCAGTTTTGATACGGCAGTAAAAGTTGCCAACATGATTCAATTGATTAAAGAAGGGCGCACTCGAAGCAGGAAAAACAAGAGACAGTTATGACAACCTTTGAAAACTATTCGAAGGAAACTGAAGTGACAGACAGCTATAGTCTGATGGTCACTGCTCTTGTCGAAAGGCGTAATGATCTTGGTTATTCACAAGAAACATTAGCCGATATGATTGGGTGTACAACTTCTTTGGTTCACAAATGGGAGCAGTACAAGCGTGTGCCATCAGGGTTCATGTTAACGTGCTGGTTAGATGCACTTGGCGTTGAGATCAAAGTCTGCCCGAAAGGTTCTGAACAGAGCAACGTATCAATGTGATGCGTGTGAACTTGAATCAGAATACTTTGTTCAAGTTTTGGCAGGGATCAAACCTGCCAAGTATCACACCATATGTTTAGATTGTTATGAGGCAGATCGATGGCAAACAAAAATAAGTCAAAGGGAAGTTACCACGAGCGAAAAATTACAGAGTGGCTCAACTCAATCGGCATCCCAGCCAAGCGAGTCCCGCTCTCAGGATCGCTCGGAGGCGAGTGGTCAGGAGACATCCACGCCACACTGGACGGACGACATGTGGTAACAGAGGTAAAGTATAGAGATAAGTCAGGATTCCCAAGTCCGTTCACAGTTTTAGAGGGGCGTGACATGGCAATCTACAAGCGGAGAACTGGCAAGCCGCAGACAATTGTAATCATGCCAGCAGAACTATTTGCAGAATTGTTAGGAGATACAGATGCAAACAGAGACACAGAACCAGATGCTTAAAAACATCTTAGATCAGGGTACACATATTACACCTATCGATGCACTGAATATGATTGGCACAATGCGATTGGCTGCGCGTGTGTTCGAACTTAAACAGTCGGGCTATCCGATAGATAAATATGTCCGTGAAGTTAATGGAAAACGTGTGACATATTATTTCAAAGCTAATATTGTAAGTGATTATGATGATGGTCAGCCAAGCGAATCACAAGAATGGTATGATTACGATCCTGACTGTTAAAAAAATTAGGGTCGGCTCAAAGAGGAGATAGCCGACCCTAGTGAGGAGTATATAGGTAAAAACGAATGAGGCTTTCGTTTGTATAATGAATTACTACTACGCGAAGTACTGCATTGGCAAGTACCTAACGCACAAATCAAGCTGATTTTATGTATCTTAGCAGATCATACTGGATCATCTGGGACATGCTACCCAAGCATCGAACGGTTGACCAAGCTTGGGTGCATGTCCAGATCATCCGTCATTCGTGCGTTGAACTGGTGTGTAGAACATCAGATCATTGAAAGATACTCGGGCGGCAAGGGTCGCCCAAGCTTATATCAATTCACAATTGTTAAGGAGGAACCAATGGTAAAGAAAACTAGTGTCACACAGACACACAAAGGTAATAATATAATTAACTTAGAAGAATATATATTACCTTCGGGTGTCACACAGACACTACCCTTCGACGAGTTCTGGGATTTATACCCAAGAAAAGTTGCCAAGGGTCATGCGCGTCTGGCTTTTAAGAAAGCTTGCAGCAAAGAAAAACCACAGACAATCATCGATGCTGTCAAGAAATTTGCAGCCGCAGTCGAGGGGAAGGAAAAACAATATATTCCGCACCCGACAACGTGGCTTAATGGTGAGCGTTGGGATGATGATATCGATGACGTTGCACCACAGGCAGCGACGAACACAGATCGCCTGAAAGAAATTTTGGTGTGGGATATGCCAGGGCAAATAGAGGATAAGTCATGAACTTCGAAGATCGACAGCGTACTATTGGTACATGGTTAGTAAAACTTCTTAAGCGTTACACACCACCCGCAGGGATGGATGATGAAACGCTACGAGAGGAGATGCAGCTTATTGTTAATGACATTAACAACAAGATACCATCTCAGTTCGAGCAAGTTGATCTTGATCAAACTCTTATCAAGGTCGATGGACACGTCCGCGCCAACCATGGAGCGCGAGCGTGGCCTTCGATCAAGACGTTTATCAATGCAACCATTGAAGCTGTAAAGGATTACAGTCGTGCAATTGCAGTTCCAAATGTCACTGTGAACTATGCAGCCGACAAGACTGACATCATCTATGCACGGCGTGTGTTGCGTGGCGATCCAATCCCTGACTACCTACTGAATCCTAACTCAAGGTGGCGCAAACAGGTGATAGATACTGGCATAGTTTCTGACGAAGACTTTGCAAAATATCTTGCACCTATAAACAAATGATGATAGTAGTTTTTATAGAGGAGAAAAAACTATGAACAGACAAGGCTTTATCGGTGGCAGTGATGCAACTGCCATCATGCGAGGAGAATGGTACGACCTATGGTGCATCAAGACAGGGCGCACACAGCCCGAAGATTTGAGCCGCAACCTAGCCGTACAGATGGGTATCCACACAGAAGATTTTAATCTCAAGTGGTTCGAGCAAGAACGCAATCTTGTGCTTCACAATCACCAGTTTGAGATTGAGCGCAAAACTGACACTGGCATACCAATCAAAGGTACACTGGATGCAATGGTAGATGATGCTGTTGTTGAGGCAAAGCATACCAACGCATTCAATGACATGGATGGTGTGATCGAACGCTACATGCCACAGCTACAGCTTTACATGTGGTTAGCTAATGCAACACAGGGTGCTTACCTGTCCGTTATCTTTGGTAACAGCAAGTGGGAAAGCGTACACGTCCGAAAAGACGACAACTACATCATCAATCTGTTGGCAGTCATAGGTGACTTTTGGTGGCACGTTGTCGAAGATCGTGAACCCGTGGGCATCGATGTACCCAAGGTGGACATAGCAAGCATACCAATTGATAACATGGTGGTGCGTGATGCATCGCAAGACAATCACTTTGTAAGCTTGTCAGCCGACTACATCAATCACATGGAAGCGGCAAAGATACATGAGCGCACAAAGAAAGACCTAAAGAATATGGTCGGTGACGATGAGCGCGAAGTGTTCTGCGAATACCTGACTGTCAAACGTGACAAGCGTGGTGCGCTGCGCATAACCAAGCGCATCTAATGGCAAAGGGTAAGTGGCACACCGAAAGAAACGAGCGCAAGCTCAACGAAGAAATGGCAAAGAAAAGGAGATTCAGCCATGTCAAAAGAAAACTTAGCGATATGGAATTCACTGTCCAAATCAGACCCGAAATATCTAAAGAAAGTGAGCTTCGGTTCGCGATCATTCACAGCCATCGATCCACAGTATCAGGTGCGGATGATGACTGAGCAGTTCGGGCCAATCGGTTTGGGTTGGGGTTGGGATTCCAGAATAGAAACTGTAACAACAGCCAACGGAGACATGGCAGTGTTTGCACATGTGGCTGTCTGGCATACAGACAATCATCATAGGTTTGGTCCGTTCACTGGCTGTCGTAAGTTCTACGATATGGCAAAGAACCGCATGAACGAAGACGCACCCAAGATGGCAGTGACCGATGGCTTGACCAAAGCACTATCGCACATTGGGTGTAACGCCGATGTGTTCCTTGGTGAAATGGACGGTAACAAATACGCAGCTGACAGTGGTCAGTCTAAAGGCGGATGGTAACTGTCACTCAAGAAATGGTTCAACAGGTTCCCTGCCCGAAGTGTGCAGCCAAGGCAGGGCAATCTTGTGGTCACAGAAAGGACAAGTCCAGAAGTCACCACAGTAGACTAAGGGCTGCACAGAAACACTTTAATACAGGAGCCAGAAGCATGGCAGATTATGATAACACTAACTCAGGCGCAGCGTTCAAGCCTTTCGATACTATGCGTATGATCTTGCAAGGCAAGATGAACATTGAAGGTAATGATCGCAAGGTAGTCTTGGTAGCAGATGAAACCAAGAACGGTAAGCGTCTGGTTGAGGTGTACCAGAAGGTTGCAGTCTTGTTCGAAGAAGACAAGGGCGACAACCCTGCACGGCCTGATTACGCAGGGCCAGTAGAAGATTACGCAACCAACAAGAACATGCGTATCGCAGGTTGGAAGCGTGAGAAAGATGGCAACAACTATATGTCTCTGCAAATCTCAGAAAAAACTGGTGCGCCAGCATCGGCAGAAAAGTTAGACGATGCCATCCCATTCTAAGTGGTACGGTTTGCGGGAACGCCAGAAGCGGGAACGTATCGAGCAAGTTGAGGCACTTGCTCGTAGCCGTATTACACAAACAGAAGCAGCAGCAGAATTAGGAGTGACGTTGCAAGTTCTTAACAGGTTTATACAGTTGAATAACATTCACTGGCCTGTGATCAAACAAGGAGTAAAGACCAATGGGTCAGATCAAAGAAATATACATAACAAATGTGGTGTGTGACGAAGAAAGAAAATTTGGATTCGCGCGTATAATTGAAACAGCGGAAGAAGTATTTATTCCACCGCATGTTATCTTAGAACACAGTCCGCAAAAAGGTGATCAGGTAGTAGCAGAACTGATTCCAAACATAGAAGGCCAGCGCGTAAAGCTGCGGGTGAATATGGTGTACGATCCTGATGGGCCGTTCAGACACCTTCTGAAAAACTACAGGCACAAAGAAAAACAGGAACCTTTAATAAAAGAGCCAACACATGCGGAAGTTGTTCAATGGATGTGCGATCATCTCAATGCATATCCTATGGATGTTTATACAACTCAGCAGTTGGTCGAAGAAATGGAAGTAAGCCATAACTATAGGATGCAAACTGCAACAGCGGGTCGAGACTTAGACCACCTGTTTAGGCAAGGTCGCATTGCTAAGTTAC